TCGGTGGCCGCCGCGTTGACGGTAGCGTAGCTTTCAAAATCGGTCTTAATGTGCTTGGACACTTTGTTCAGTTTCGTTCCGTCCCACCCGTAAATCCCGTTTCGCCCCACGAAAAACAGTATCCCGCCCACCACCTTGGAAGACCGCCCCGCGATCGCCCCCCCGTTGGCTAACTGCTGGACGTAGAAGTTGGCAAATGAGTTGCCGTAGATCCCGTACAGCGCGGAGTCTTTCACGATCGCCAGGTAATCCCCGTGGGTCACAAGAGACTGGATTTTCGGGCCGCCCTGGTTACAGTAGTAGGTATCGGTGGCCCGCCAGTCGGTGAGGCGGTTGTAGGGGGAATGGTTGATCGTCTTGGGGTTAAACCCGAGGAACATGTGGGACTTGTGAACCCTGACAGTAGAGGGCCGGTCGTCCTCCCAAATCTGGGTCAGATATTGCGTGTGGTAGAGAGTGAAAGAGGAGGCTGAATAGGAGGCGGTGGGGGCGGTGGTAAACTTCACCCGCAACACGTAGCGGTTAGAAATCGTGGTAGCTGAAGCCACATCGTAGGCCGCCCACGAAGACGGGTAGTTAAACTCCACCGTCCGTGTTCCAGTCGCCGCCGTCCAGTCAGCCGAGGAAAGCATGGAAGCGGAGGCCCACGTCCCGTTTCCCTGGTAATAGTCGTACTGCGCCACCACCCCTGCGGTTGCGGTAAATTGTTCGGCGGTCCCGATCAGCACCTTGTTAAAGGTCTGGTTACAGGAGATATAAAACCCATCGGAGGCCGAAGAATCGCAGAGGTCAAACCCGGTAGTCGAAGAGGAGGAAGTGTAGACGCTCGCCGAAGAGGAGGCCGACTGGTCGTAAAACCCCGCGTTCCAGGTGTCGGAGGCCCGTTCCCGAGTGTCATGGGTTTCCAGGTTCCCCGCATACCAGGTAGCCGAGAACCGAATCAGGGCGGGCTTGTTGACCCCGTTTACAGCGACCGTCTGGCCTTCCAGGTCATCCATCTCCACCAATGCCCCAGTGGTGAAGGAGAACCCGGTAAGCTGAGTGGCGGTGTCCGAAGGCGCCCACCAGAACGTAACCGAAGTTCCGTTGTCCTTGGCAAGGAGGGTTACCCAGGAGCTGTTGTTGACAAAGACTCGATGCCCTCCCATAAGCGTGTGGCCTGCGGTAAAGGAGGCGTACACCCCAATCCCGTTTCGCTTGACGACCCCGTTCTCCCACAGACAGTTTTGCGCGACCAACAGTTCGTTTTCGGTCATCCGCTCATGGGGAACGTCGGTGCAGTATCCGCCCCGAAAGTCTCCGATCGCAACTGTCTTCACGTCAGGTCTACCCGTGGAGTCGTGGCCGCGTGGGCTTTCGGCATCATCCGTGGGTTCTTGTTCGCCTCCTGGGTGATGTACTTACGCACCTGGTCCTGGTAGCGGGCCGACAGTCGATTTGAAACATCGTACTCGAAGTTTTCCTCCGCAATCTCGGAGGCCGCAAAGTATACCGGGGCCATGTGGTAATTAGCATCGAGGGAACATGCGCAGGCGCTTGAGGTCGAAAAGGTTCCAAACTCGGCGGGCGTCCACTTGTACCAGATATGAAACTTCTTCTGCTCATCGGGAGAGGGAAAGAGACGGATACGGTTTCCTTTCACCGCGTAGTGCTCCGGGGTGCCACTGAGTTCCGGGGAAAGGAAGTTGTCGTAAGGAGCTTCATGCAGCTCGTTCTGGTCCCATTCGACGTACTCCATCGTCAGGAAGTCTGAAGGTAGGGAAGCCTCTACCATGCAGTCTTCGGGAAACCCTCCGGTGAAGGTTGCCGTCGCCACAGAGACCCCGCCGCCGAATACCAGATTGGTCCCATCGGTATACGTTGGGGTAGTGGGGGCGGACACGGCGATGGAAGAGGCCCCGGCGATGTTGACGGCAAACCGCCAAGTGGTGCTTGACCAACTCACCGTGCCGGTGGCTATCGTGGACGAAGAAAGCTGGTCGGTGAGGTCGGAGGCAACCGTGGCCCCGCTGATCCAAGTCCGATCTGCGGAAGCCAGGGGGACATCGGCGGAAGCGGCGTCGGTGGCGAAGTGGATGGCAAAATGGGTGCGGGTGTCAAACTTCGGCACACACTGTAGGTACTCCTGCTTCACCGCCGCATGGGTATCGACGGCAAACATGCGCTGGCCGTTGTTGATCGCACCCGTAAACTCATCGTCTGTCTTTCCGGTGGAATCGGTGCGACAAAGGGCTCGCGCCTTACTCACCATCTGCGCCAACGTCATCGGCTACCCTCTAAAGACGGGCGGGCGGTTTCCCGCCCACTCCGTTATACTTCGTACCCAATTACCCAGAATTGGGCCGTCCCCGAACTGTTGTTTTTCAGCAGCAGCGAGTTGCCCGCTGAGCCCAGGCGCAGCCCCGTTGTCCCGAGGTTTTGCAAGAACGAGGTATAGGTTGCCCCGTTGATCGAGAACAGCGCCGAGGAGGTCACCCCGTCACAGATGGTGAATAGCCCGCTCGCAGTAGGTTGGCTGACGTAGCCGCCAATGTCTGTGACATGGAGGTAACTGCCCACCCCGACAGCAAAGAACGCCGTTGCACAGCCAGTGGCTACGCTGTTGAGAATGCCCTGTCTGTGTCCGTAGGCCATTTAGTACCCCCAGGCCAACGCCGGTACGCTGGTATAGGCCGAGAAGTCCCCCGAGGCAATCCCCAGCGCCGCCGTACCGGTGACGTTGACGTAGAAGAACTTCAGGCTTGCGTTGGTGGCATCGTACATACACACATACCCGGACACCGGGGGAATGCTGACCCCCATCAGGTACTGAAAATACCCACTCAGGTCCGTGAACCCGTTACCGTCCGCGCTGGAGGTAGCGGTGGGAAGGGCAAGATTCAGGAAAGCAATCTTACCCCCCCGCACGGCCTGGTTGGTAATCGAGGGATTCTGGTTTGCGTGGAAATCCAGAACCGCCGTACAGGTCTGCGACATAGTTACTCCTTAATGAAGGCCCCCCGAAGGGGGCCGTTCCGTTACGCCAAGGCGCACTGCACCCGCACGGGGTAGAGGAACAGGTCGTGAACCGTGGTAGCCGCGCTCTGCGCAGTGGCAAACACACCGAACTGGCTCATGCTGGTCGAAGACCCAGGAACCGCCCCCGCACCCGTAAGAGTCGCAGCGGCCCACTCCACCGCAGACCCCGCCGTGCCGGTAACCGAGGCGCCCAGAATCGCGCCGCTAATGAAGCCGCCGATCTGGAACCGCCCCACATCCCCGGTAGACATCGTGCCCCTCGGGAACCCGACATACGCCCACCCGTAGGTGGCCGACACCACCGTGCCGTCACTCACCCACCCCACCGTGCCCATGCGAACCAAGTACCCCGTGTTCTTGGTACAAGCGTTGTTCGCGTACACTTCCAGGTCGATGCTGCCCGCGTTGTTGATGAAACCAGGGCTGCGGTAACCGCTATTCTGGTTCTGAACAATATAGCCAGACATACTTCTACTCTCCTCCTACCCTTACAGCTGCCAATTGAGGTTGGTCATCTTGAAGGAAGACCGCCGGGAGCGGCAACAGAGGTTACCGGTCCAGCTGATCACCTTCGCCATGTGGTCGGGCAACCCGATCTGCTCCAGGGTGAACCAGTCGGTGACGTGCATGTTGTCATCGGGATGCACCCGGAACTTGAACTGATCGATGTCCAGCCCGTACCAGGTAGAGGCAGGAACGTAGGCATCGGGCATGATGGTGGACCCGAAAGCCACGAGGTTGTTCGAGAACCCCGCCTCGGCCATGTCCTTATCGACCACCTTCTGCCCCTCGTAGATCGCCATGAAGCGAGTGTAGAGGTTCTTGGTGGTCAGCATCATGGAAGGGGAGTCCTTGCCGAAGGTCGCCTGGTTGACGTAGTAGGAAAGAGAGCCGGGGCCGTAAATCGCAAGGCCCGTGGTGGAGGCATCCTCCCAGCCCACCCACGCGCTCATGTCCGAGATGGAGATTCCAGCGTAAGAGGCCGAAGAGTCCACGATGGTATCAAGCGAAGTGAAGCCCTTCCCGTTGGGATTCTCGGTGAACAGGTCGGTGGCAAACCGGTCGTCCATGTCCTCCTTCAACTCAGCCGACTTGTCCTTGATGAGACTGATGATCTCCGGCTCACCGGTGTTCTTGATCTGCTCCTCTTTGGTGATGAGGGTGCGGGTATTGTAGGTCTTCCAGGAAAGCTCCCCACCGGAGCGGGTTTCAATCGACTTGTAGGTGAGCTGGTCATCAAAATCCCCGGCGTCCGCGATACCGAGTTTCTTGTAGCGGATGGGGAACTGGATGGAGTTACCACCCCGCGTCTCCATCTTGTGCGACTTCTTCATCTTCATCCAGAACGGAGAAGATTCCCATACGATCTGCTTCAGCGTAGTATCGAAATACTTGGTGCTGACAGCGTTGGCCTGACTGATAGAAAGCGCCATTAGTTATCCTCCTCGATGACGCACGTCCGCTTGAGCATTTTCCAATGCTTCTTCAAGACTGGCTGGCGCGGTCCTGGGCGAGGGGGCCGAAGGGCCACCCGGCATCACACGCGCTGCCTGCTTGTTTTTGATGTTTTCCAAAACTTTCTTCTCTGTTTCGATCGGAGAATTCTTACCGCGATGGGCGTGATAAAGCGCTTCCATCAGTCCTTCGATCCCACGTTCGGTGAGCCCCGAGAGGCTGTCCCGAATTATGTTTTCATCGAAGTCGGGGTACTGCTCCTTCATCTTCCCGAACACGGACTGAAGTTCCCGGTCCTCCTCCTGTGCTTTCTTCCACTCCTGCACTTCTTTTATCTGCTGCTCAAGAGTGGAATACTTCTCGTCCGCGTACTGGGTTGCCCGTTCCACCGCTACATCCGCAGAAGGGGGCTGCTGCATCCGAGTCATGAGTTCCCGATACACATCGGGGCGCGTGCGTAGAAAGTTGTCCAGCTTCTTTGCCTGGGCTTCCTTTTCTGCTAGCGTTTTCTCTTTCTCGGCAAACTCCTTTTCCTTCGCGGTCAGCGATTCGCGGTATCTGGCGATCTCCTGGGTCTTCTTCGTGTAATCCTGCCTACGAAGGTGCGAGTCCTTCCAGGCTTTCGCCAGTTCCTCCGGGGTCTGGTAAACTTCTTCCTTCCCGTCATCGTAGCGGAAGGAGAAGTACGGGGCTTCGGTGGCTTGTCCCTGCGCGGGGGCCGGGGCGCCTTGTCCTGCTACGGGGGCGCTAATCGGGTCAGACATTCGTTAGGCTCCAATCAATCCGTCAAGTCCGGGAGGCGGTCCCTGTGGGGCGCCCTGCGGTTGCGCGGAACCCGCGCCGCCCGCAATCCCTTTCATCTTGTTCATGGGGTCCGCGTTGGCCATCTGGCCCTTAAAGACTTCAGCGAGCTTGCTCACCGGGTCTTGCGGGGTGACACCCATCTTTCCCAAGAACTGCTCGATGGTCATGTCGGGGGAAATCTCCCCATCCTGTTTCATCATGGAAAGGTCGGCGGGGTTAAACATCGAACGCATCCCCTTCAGCTTTCCCATCACGTCACCCTGCGGAGGCATTCCGCCGGGCTGCATCATATCAGCCACTCATTCCCTCCAGTTGTCCGGGCGCCGCGCCCATCGGCTGCCCTCCGGGGCCAGGAATCGGGGCGGGCCCGCCCATCGGAGGCTGTGCCCCCGCCTGCGCCGCCGCCATCATCGCTTCTTTCTGATTCATGCGGGCCGAAATCTCATCGGCATTCGGAATCCGCAGTTGCTTCAACAGCGCCTCCCGGTCAATCGGAGAGGCGGGAGTAATCTGAGTCTGGGCGAGCTGGATGAAAAGGTTGGCCAACGACTGCCGGTCCATCGGAAGGGTCGAGTTGGTCTGCACCTCAATATCCAAGGGGATGTAGATTTCATCCGCCTCCCCAAACTTCTCCATCAGCGCCTTGAAGTCTTGCTCTTCCTGTTTGATCTGCTGCGCCTCTTCGGGAACCTCCTCGGGGGGCTGGTTGGGGTCTGGAGGCTGAGGCTTGAAAGTTTCTTCGGCAAACTTCTTGGAGTTAGAGACATTCCCCCACACCACATCCCCGCCCTGCCGGTAGGAGAAGGAGCGGACTTCGGTGTAGTACTGCTGCATCAGCTCCAGGATCAGGTAGGCCACCCGGCGAAGGGACCACTCGACGTTGCGTACTCTCTGGCGAGTGCGGGTGTAGGAGGACTCGATCAGGATGGAGACCTCGGAGGCCGACTGCCTCTGCTTCTTGGTCGCCATGCCCTTCGAGATATCCGTCACCCCCGACACCTCTTCGATCGAGGAGGCAAGGCCCGCGATCAGTTCCTTGTGGATCGGATGCACCGGAGGGGTGGGAACAAGTCGGATCGGTTCGGGGACCGCACTCATGTTATTAGCGGCAAACACGTTGTCGCCTTCCGGCATCAGCTTCTTGATCTGCTCGATATCAAGCCCGCTCCCCGCATCCACTACATAGTTGGGCTTGGCGTGCATCTTGGAGTGATGCACCATCTGCTGAAGGCGAAGGTTGATTTCCCGGTTCAACTGTTCGATCTGCTGCGGCTCAGGGATTCCCCAGAAATCATGCAGCATCGGGTAGTCGTAGAAAGGAATGTAGGGGGACTTGCCATGTTTGTACGGAGAAGGTTTGTCGTAGAGAATCACCCCGTTCTTGGTGAAGCACACCACTCTGCCATTCGGGTACTTGGGGCGGCTTTTCTTCTTCTCGCCTTTCTCACCCGTGTCGTCCTTCTCGACCTCCTCGATGTACTCTTCAATCGAGCGGTCTTTCAGCCACACCTCATACACGGTGACCTGTTTGTTCTCCAACTCGAAGTCTTCGTACCGAGAAAAGTCTTTCTCCCCGTCCGCCTCGTCGGGCTGCACGCAGGAGAACTGCTCGGGAAAGAACCCCCGAACCCAGGACATCGGCATCCGCCGCCGCTCTCCGCACCCGGCGCAGTCCCACGCATCGTCGTAACCGGGAAAGATAAAGAAGGTGCGCGGGTCCACAATGTCCACCCGGCACTCCCCCAGCCCGTCTTCGGAGTCAGGGTCGAACCAAACTTTCAAAAGACCCACATGCTGCAACTGGGAGGTCTTGACCGCCATGTAGGTCTTGCGGTCCATGTCGAGTTTGTCCCACAGGTAATCAAGCCCCTTCTGGTAGAGGGTGGCGTAGCGCTGCAAGTACGGCTCGCGGGCGCGTACATACCAGATGGGCCGATTGTCGGTAAGAAGGGGCGAGTTGGTCTCGACGGTGCTGAAAATGTAGTTGATGAATAACTTGGAGTCCCACGTCTTCTGCTGCTCAGCGTTCCACCATTCGCCCGCGTATTCTTTGAGCCAGCGGTTCATGTCGTCGCGACGCTTGTTGTACCCCTCACTGTCTGCGACGGAATCCACGTAGCCCCGCAATTTCACGATGAAGGGTTCGGGTACAAACTTCTTGTCTTTGCCCATCACCTTGTTGACCACCTTACGGATGAGATTCATCCCCAGACCCGCTGCCAATTCTTCTGCGCGTAGTAGTTGTTACGCTCCCGCGCCGAGTTGAAATACCTGTTACTGGTGATGTCATGCCCGGCCCTAAAATCCATCACAGTTCTCTGCCCCCCACTCCACACATACTCAGCCGTTGCCCCGCAGACCGGGCATGGGATACTTTTGGGAAACTCCCCGTGGAGGATTTCGGTATTGAGGTGGCCGTTGCTGCATCGGTATTCCCTCAGTGCCATTCGTTCTCCTTAGCGCCGGATTGAACTTGTTCAGGTCGGGGTTCGGCGCCTCAATCAAGCTCATCAGCATCGCAAGATCCTGCGGGTTGCTGACGAACTGAAGAAGCTGCGCGAGGTTCGCCGTCATTTCACACTCGGGATGTAGCGGGACAGCACCTCCCGTATCGGGGAGGGGTCGTCAAAAGCGGAGTTAACTTCCACATCCAGCTCATCAATCAGTTCAGGAAAGTTTTCAATCCGCGCCTGATCTTTGATCCGCATCACCTTCGCATACCGGGTAGGCTCCGCGTGAGTCCCGCTTCCCACCAACTTCTCTTCCAACCTTTCGCCGGGGCGAAGCCCGGTACAGACAACCTCTACCGGCTTCCCAGATTCTTTGATCAGGTCTTCGGCAATCGCCTTGATGCTTACAGGTGCACCCATATCGAGGTAATAGATTCCAGGAGATAGAGAGGCGGCTTTGATAATGAGGTCCACCGCTTCCGGAATGGACATGAAGAACCGCTTGATCTCGGGATGGGTTAAAGTGACGGGGCCTCCCTGACGGATCTGTTGCTTAAACAGGGGGATCGCACTGCCTCGGGATTCCAAGACATTACCAAGTCGCACGACCGTGTTGGAGGGGTAGCGGAGAACAAGGTTTTCCCCGATGAGCTTGGAGGCCCCGTAAATGCCAGTCGGTTCGACGGCCTTGTCGGTGGATATGAACACAACTTTTATGTTGTGTTCGAAGCAGGTTTCTACCAGGTCCATCGTAGCGACTACATTGTTCTTGATTACTTCGACCGGGTTGGATTCCGCGAAATGCACATGCTTGTGGGCGGCGCAGTGATAGACGATATCGGGCTTCACCTTCTCGATCACCGAAGCCATCAGGTACAGGTCACGGATATCCGCTAAGATCGGGTGCGCCTCGGGAAGCTCGACGCTTAGCTCATAGATGGAAAACTCGTTGTGGTCGAGCATGTACACGTCGTGCCCAAGAGAAAGAAGATGCCGGGAAAGTTCGGAGCCGATCGAGCCCCCCGCTCCTGTCACCAACGCCTTAGGCTTGGACAAACTGTTTCTCCCACTTGTTTTCTTTCGCCCTCATGCTTTCCAGCAGATTCTTCAGCGTGTAGGGCTTCCGAAACTGCGGCTCCACCCAGTAGTGCTGCGCGAAGTTTTCCACGCAGGAGAAAATCATCGAGGCCGCATCCACCAGGTTGTCCTCGTCCGAATCCTTACCGGAGTACATGCCCATTTCGGTAAGCAACTCGGAACAGGTCTCTTTGATCCGGCACTTTCCGTCTCGGATGAACGCCCCGAAGGTGGCCGCAATTCTCTGCGCCTTGCTCTTGGTGCGGGAGATCGGAATCTCCATGATCGAAAGGCCCAACTTCTGCCCGTGCTGGCCCTCCCACTGAGAGACTTTCATCTCTACCAGGTAGCGAAGCGCAGCCTGCAAGCCCAACTCGATTCCGATCCGCACCGGCCGGTATTGAATCTGTTTGGCGATGATGAGGTCCGCCAATTTGTTGGGCGGGAGCTTGACCTTGAACCCTTCTACGATGAACAGCCAGTTGCGCTCATTCACAGCCGCCACCACCAACCCCGTAGAGTCCGAATAATTCTTCGTGGTCGCTGCCGGGTCAATGGCGATGTAGTACTTGTACGTACCCGGAGGCAACTCGGTATACGTGGGCTGCGGCGGGGGAAAGATTTTCTCTTCAGTGGGAGTGGGGTCGATCATGTACTGACAGGAAAACTGATAAAGCGAAAGCCGCCGCTTCATCTTCTCGTAGTACTTCATCGTGTGGAATGCGTAGATCGGCTTCCCATTCTCAATCGCGGCCCGTTTGAAAATCTTGTCGATGTGCCGCTCGCGCTGGATGACTGCATACAAGTCCAGGTAATGATAGGGAGTCCCGATCACAGTAGTAATCGAGTCCTCTTCCATCATGGGCTGCAAGTACCCCCACCAATCGACGGTTTTTTGAATCTGCTCGGCAGTCGTAACCGTCTTCTCGTTCAGCACGTCATCCAGAAACGCCCGTTTAAAGTGATACCCGGTAATCGTGGCCCCCACACCGCAGGCCAAGACTTGCGGACCTTGAGGGACAAACCCCAAATCGGGGCGCCTCTTCACCGTCAACTCCTGCTGGGTCGCCTTCTCCCAGTTCGCGTAATCCTTTCCCGGCTCCGGTATCTGGTCCGGGAAGAGGGCGCGAAGTTTCGGGGAGGCAAGCAGTCTCTTGATATGATCAAGCTGCTGCACCACCAGGCTTTTCGTCCGCGAGGAAAGCACAATCGAGGTGTTCGGGTCTTTAAGTATCTCCTGCACCACCAGGATCTTTAGCCATGTGCTTTTCAGATGATCCCGAGGAACAAGAATCATCTTGTCCTCATTCAACGACATCACCGATGTCAACCACTTGTGGAACTTCGGATCAATCCGTTCCCTGATGCGCTTCTTCTTCCCGCTCGCCATGTCGAGGATCTTGGTCCCCAGGAAATACAGATCGGTCAGACACTTCCACTTCAGGTACAGGTTCATCGCTTTCTGCGCGCAGGACTTCTCGTGCCTCTCCCTCTGGGCCTCCGAAGCACTCTCCTCAAGCACCTCGCGGGCCTTCACTTCTTCGAGGAATCGGCTGTATTTCCTGCGCTCAGATTCCGTCATTTGCGGTTAGCTGTAACCCAGTCCGTTACGAACCCAGCCGCATCATTCTTACCAAAAATCTTCTTGAACGCCGAGGACAAACCCCCACCCGCAGGCCCACTCGTCTGCCCCCCGGCCGGGGCCACCGATCCTGACGGATTGCTCCTGCTCGCTATCTGGGACCGTAAGTACTGAAGCATCGCGTAGTACTGCCCGTCCTCATCAAGGTTCGTGTAAATCTCCACCGGCACATACGGGGCCATCTTCTTGATACCCGCCGCCTTGCTCGCGGTCATGTTCCCTGCGTAGGCATCGTAAATCTGGCTCATCTTCACAAACTCTTCGTCGCTCACTTCCCCTCCAAATAAAAAAGACCACCCCCATGGGTGGCCTCTCGGTTTCGAGTCGGCTGCTTTCGGCCGCTAAACTACGGCTTGCACCTCTCCTTCGAATCCTTGTCTATGTACTGTATCTTCCCCTCATGAATCGTAAACGTCACCACTATCTGCCCAAACTGTATCTTCGAAATACTGTTCTCTATCCACGTCGTCACTGACGCAGGTACCCTGTTCAAGTGGTCCCCTTAATAAAAACCTGCCCGGCGTTCAGAGGCGTGATATACACCACACCCCACCACCCCTAAGCACCCCCACCCCGCCTCCCACGGGTGGGCCTGGCCACGTCTGCCTGTAGCTCGCGGTACAGCTCGGCCAGCTCATCGCGTGTAACATCTGCGATAGCTCGATTGGCTTCAAACGTGCCCTTCAGCTTGTGAACTAGCTCTGCTGCCTTGATCTTGGCAGTGTGTGTAGGGGGGTGGGCTACCCTCTCCACAAGCTTCGCCTCGCCATCCTCACCCACACTGTAGCGCTCGGTGACAGCTACGTCCGTACCCCGGAGGATGCCATAGAGGGAGGTCGCGGTAACGTCATCCGTTATCCCGTTGCGCTCTAGTGCTTCCTGGATACTTGTCTTTACCTTAGCCTTGCTGAGCAAACGATGAGCTTGAACAGCAGCGCTATCCACCTTATTAGCGGGGTAGGCTACCATAGCGGCTCTTGTACCGTTTCCATAGGTAGGCTTGGTGGGGTCGGTATAGGCTTGGATGAAGGTTTGTTCCTTTAGTGTGAGCCCTTCCATTAGTTCATCCTTGCATAAGGGCGGATCAATATATGGAAGCGGCCGTTTCCGGTATGGACGACGATATGGCGCTTTATATCCCGTCTATCGTAGTAGAGCTGGGCGGCCCACAAAAAACGCTTGTATGACTTTCTGCGGCTAGGCGTTTTCATAGATTGACACCATAGAGGGTAGCCATTAGAGCGGCCGACCAACTGGTATAGTCTCCGAATAGAAGGGCATAGAGGGCGGCGCGGCGGAATAGAGCCGTGTTGAGATTGTCCGTTAGGGCGCGGTCAATCATCATGCTCTAACTCCAGGTATTCCAGCACCGACACCATGGCATCTAGAGCACCCCGATAGTATTGACTCTCTCCCATAGACAGTAGGCGGCCGAAATCCCTTTTCTCTCCCTTCACGTGTACCTTGATCCGATTGAGCATACTGGTAGGCGCCGTTATGGTTTTACCCATTCCATCTAAAGGATCGGCATATACTACACAAAACTTAAGTACTATTTCGTTACTTTTCTAAGGTTTTCCCCGCCCTGCACCGATAATGTAATTGACTATGGGATCTATAGGGTTTATAGTCTGTAACATCTTAGGATAAAGGAGAGACTACATGAACAAGAAAGAGAAAGAGCGCGAGGAAGCAATTGCCAAGCTGCGGGAGATCCTGAAGGCCGGCGATACCGTCTATACCATCCTCCGGCACGTTTCCAAGTCCGGCATGTTACGCCACATTTCCGTTTTCACCTTCCCGGGTGGCGAGCCGATGCAGTGGGACTACAACGTCGCCCGGGCCCTCGATTGGCCCCTCGCCAAGGGGAACGGGATCAAGGTAGATGGAGCCGGGATGGACATGGGGTTTCACCTTGTGTACTGCCTCTCTGCTACTCTTTTTCCCGGAGTGAATGAGAATGGCAAAAGCGGCGGCTACGCCCTCAAACAGCGTTGGCTTTAGGTCGAAACGGGCTTAGGCCCGTCCACGGTTGTATACCGTGCTGATGAGACCAACATAGGAGGGTAAGGTAATGACAAGAGAAGAGTTGAAGAACGCGGCCGAAATCGTGTTGACTTGCGAGCCCGAAGACATCGCAATCGAGGGCAACGTACTGACCTCCGGTAACGACGCAGCAGACAAGGAAGCGGAACGGCAGGTCCGTGAAGAACTGGAAAACGGGAATGAGTGGGCTTGGTGCTGCGCCCACGTCAAGGCTACACTCGGCCCCCTCTCTGGACATGCCTTCTTGGGCGCATGTTCGTACAAGAACCGGGAAGATTTCCAGCAGCCCGGCGGCTATTACCCGGAGATGGTAGAGGAAGCGCTTGACGATCTTTGGCAGCAGATTCAAACGGTCAAAGCGCTCTAATAGGTCGAAACGGGGACCGTTCCCCGTCCTACTGTGTATCAGTAGCTGATGAGACCACTATAGGAGGCACAAAATGAA